ATGATTAGCGTTTTCGATATTTTCAAAATCAGCATCGGGCCGTCCAGCTCACATACCGTCGGGCCGATGAAAGCGGGAAAACATTTTGTTGATACCCTGCAGGAAAAGGGCCTGCTGCAAAAAGTGAATCGTCTGGTAGTGGATGTGTATGGTTCACTTTCATTAACGGGTAAAGGTCACCACACCGATATCGCCATCATTCTCGGACTATCGGGATATTTACCGGATACCGTGGATATCGACGCCATCCCCGGTATTATTCGTGATGTGAACACCATGCATCGTCTGTTTATAGAAGAAGGCCAGCGAGAAATTCAGTTCCCGGTGGCGGAATGCATGCGTTTTCATAATGAATTTCTGCCGCTGCATGAAAACGGCATGAGCATTACGGCGTTTTGCGACGGCAAAATTGCCCATTTCCAGACCTATTATTCCATCGGCGGCGGTTTTATCGTGACGGAGGAAAACTTTGGTAAGAATCAGGATGCCGAAGTCGATATTCCGTTCCCGTTCTATTCCGCACGTAATCTGCTGGCGCACTGTCATGACAACTGCCTGTCGATTTCTGCCGTGATGATGAAAAATGAGATCGCTCGCCACGGCAGAGAGAGCGTGGAGCAAAATATGGCGAAAATCTGGGAGACCATGAGAAACGCCATTAACCGGGGTATGAATACGGAAGGCATCTTGCCGGGGCCGCTGAAAGTACCGCGCCGTGCTTCTGCGCTGCACCGCGTGCTGGCGCCCCAGAGCCAGTCGATTACGCCACTGAGCGCCATGGATTGGGTCAATATGTTCGCGATGGCGGTGGGAGAGGAGAACGCGGCGGGCGGGCGAGTGGTTACCGCGCCGACTAACGGCGCCTGCGGCATTGTTCCGGCGGTACTGGCCTATTACGATCGTTTTATCAAAGAGGTGACGCCGGAAATCTATATGCGCTATTACCTGACGGCGGGCGCCATTGGCATTCTGTACAAGATGAATGCCTCGATTTCCGGAGCAGAAGTTGGTTGCCAGGGAGAAGTGGGCGTGGCCTGCTCAATGGCCTCTGCCGGTCTGGCCGAACTGCTGGGCGGCAGCCCGGAGAAGGTGTGCATTGCCGCGGAGATCGGCATGGAGCATAACCTCGGCCTGACCTGCGATCCGGTGGCCGGGCAGGTCCAGGTCCCCTGTATCGAGCGTAACGCGATTGCGGCAGTGAAGGCGATTAACTCGGCCAGCATGGCGATGTACCGGACCAGCGATCCAAAAGTCTCACTGGATAAAGTCATCGAAACGATGTTTGAGACAGGCAAAGACATGAATGCCAAATACCGTGAAACCGCCCGGGGCGGTCTGGCAATAAAAGTCGCGGTATGTGAATCCTGATTTTGGATAAAACCGCCTGTGCGCGCTGCAGGCGGTTTACTCTTTCTCTGGCCGCGAAACTTGCCGGCCGTCTTCTGAAGTCCCTTAGCTTTTTTTCTCCGCGTCCGGCGGTGTGAAAGACCATACCACGCTGTTCGAAGCCGATGAGGTGTACCACTCGTTAATGGTGGCATTAGCCTCGCCAGGCGGCGTAGCAGTGGGCAATTTCTCTTTTGCCTGAGGCGTTTTTTTGCGGATACGGATACGGGAAGGGGTCTCGGCATTGAGCTGCGCCTTAAAGGTGCGCATGTGCGAATCGAATAGAATCGACTCCAGCTGATGCAGACGATCCAGACCGCGCAAAATGCCAATAAGCGTACTGAGGGTCACCGACTCACCCAATTCAACGCGCTTAATGGTTGCCGCACCGACCTGGGCGCGTTCGGCCAGCTCAATCTGTGACAATCCCAGCTGTATACGCGTTTCTTTAATTCTTCGGCACAGTTCAGAAATAATTTCACTGTCGGGCATGGTACTGAAACGCATCTTAATTCCTCTACTGCGTATTAATTCTTAACTGATTATTTAACATGTTACTTTGTAAATAAAGTGGATAATGTCTCTTTTGCGAGAGTGGCGACATTGTTTTTCGCGTATGTCATCAGGTCGTTAGCAGTTATGAGGTTTTCAGTTACTTAAGAAGTGCCGTGGCTATCTTTTTTCATTATCCGAATAGAAATGGGCGCAGAGATCGCCGGAGGTGATATGATTTACACCGACTTTATGAACACGAAGAACGTGGAGCAGGGAAGTGCCGCGACTCCTTCAGGGCATCCTGGCGCTGATTATTATCAAAAATGTCATTTTTTTTGTTTTGTTAGATTCAAATGTTCTTGTCGATTGTATCGAATTCCTTATTGCTCAAAGTATTGAGTTTTTTAACCCGAGGCAAAATAAGGTCTTAATGGTTTAAATATTCTTACTCGCTGTTGCAGTATTTTAATTAACTGCTAGTGTACCCGGGAAAACATTCCCTGGCTATTTATGTGATTTCAGTCATCGCTTTTGATGTTCTGCTTTACTGTCATATCTGGCATTCTTTATTTGTTGCAGTCTACACCTGGCTAATCCCGCGCAGTATTCCTCTCCAGGGAGCAACGTTGTTTTTTTCTGTGCTGTTTTCATCTGTTATATGCTTTACACCGTATCTGATACAAAAAACGATGTTTTTCGTTAAAAGAGCGATCTAAGCCGACTGACAACCCGGCCACACAACCTGATGTCTGCCTCTGTAATGGCGGAAACCCGGGAGCAGGGTGGTTACCCGATAAACTGATGAAAATGGGATTTACCGTAGCTGATAGAAAAATAAGCAAACAGCCTGTGCGAGGAGAAACCTCCTTTAAATAAAGCTCATCGAAAGCTTTTTCATTTTAAGTATAGTAGCCATTTTCAGTATCGCCAAAAAATGACGGTGAACACCGTGGCAATCCCAGGATTAATCCAGCGTTATCCTGATGGCAGGAGTCACGATAGCAAGACTTGCGGTGAAGCCAGGTGGTCATGTCTAAGAAATTCAGAAAGGATGTTGGCATGAGAGCACGGCAATATGCAGACGATACGTTTTCGTCTTTGTTGTCAGACGTTGGCTAAGAATATCCTGAGTGGTTCTGGTTCTTGAGCCGGTAAAAGAACAACACCGCTGCATATACCATCCGGGAGGCAGTAAGCGATAACATGTCGCAAGATCCCGGCAGCGGGAATGGAAACGCCGGGAGCATTAGCAGAATCCCTGGCGGGTTAACCTGAGTTCTGGTCGCAACCGCATAATCTGGCTGACACCATATTTGTCAAAGCTAAGTTCAGAAGTCCGGGGCAGCGGTCGATGACATCATGAAGGATTTTGAGGCGGTTGATTTCTTTCACTGTGAACATCCCGGCGTCATGTATAGCCACAGAAAACTCCTCATCAGGAAAAGTGAAGTGAGTTGTTGACCAGCCATACAGGTCTGAGAACTATAGCCTGGACATTCCTGATGATGGGATGGGCCACAAATAGACATTAGCATTGAGCCGTTACATCATTGGTGCGCATAATGTATATTATGTTAAATTGCAGACCAAAACGAGTAAACCGCTTGTTATGCGCGTTAATCTCAGAAAACCCTTGTTCTCCGTGCCTTAAAGCGTATCCGTAGTCAGTTTAAAAATCAACTACAAACAAGCAATCTACATCACATCACCGCCCTTTTCATTCAACCATCCAAATTATCAATCATTTACGGGCATTAATTGATCCGTTTCGATCACTCAACAGATCGCGTTACCGAGTCGTATGTGCGTTCGCAGACGCTCCCGGCGCTTGCTGCTGCATCAGCATATTTAGCGATTTCTCCCGCGCGACGGTCTGATTCTTCGTACAGGTCGGCAAGCAAACTTGCGGTTTCGGCGGCTGTCTGCCTTCTGGCGGCATCTGCGGAAATCCTGCCTGTTTCACTGGTTGCGAGTTCACGCCTGATTTTGGCGAGTTGCCCGCGCAACTGGTCAGCAGCATTATCAGCGGCAGCAGCATCAGACAGTGCCTTTTGTTTTTCCCGTTCTGCATCATTTACAATTTCCTCTATTTTCTTCTTACGCCGGAGTTCTTCTTCACGCTGCGCTTTTTCCTGTGTCAACTGTGCGTCTTTATCGTCCTTGTCGCGCTCCGACCACCTCAGTTTCCATTCTTTATCGTTATCCTTTTTCCCGGCCTCAAAAGCTGATTCATGGATGACATAACCAGCGCCACCTAATGACGACGCTACAATCAGGCCAATTAATACGGCATATTTTGTTTTCATTTGTCCATGCCCCAGCAAGTTAGCTCTGATTCCTGGTCTCTGCGGATAATCTGACCATAGCAATTATTCTCCCGGATGCGACAATCACGCCCGGCATCCCAGACCCAACGCTTAATTTGCGCACAAGCTCCTTTAAAGTTTCCCGAATTCAGGTCACGATAAAAACCAGATGGAAAACATTTACCGGGGCCAATATTCCACGGACAAAATGAAGCAATTCCAACTTTTTGCGGCTCCGTTAATTGCACGTGGACATTTCTATCCACCCATGCCAGCGCCTTAGCTTGTTCGGCTTTATCAATTTTATCGCACTGTGCTCGCGTCAATTTCATGCCCTTGATTACCGGCTTACCATCAACGTAAGTCACACCGCCGCAAATAGTCCATATGCCCCGGCTTTTGTCTTGGTAAGCTGTCAGGCTGGTTCCTTCTTTTTCGTGCTGAAACTGCGCCATCAATACTGGAGCGCTTGCCCCGGCAGCAATTAAACCCAGCATAACGGCACTTAATTTGCTCTTATTTCCCACGTACACCCCCACTTAAAGCGATTAGGTATTTTTTGCGCTCGTAATACCAATTAACGAGGCAAGTCACCACAGTGCATAAAATGCCGATAATTACTGCCCATTCATTAAGAGAAAGCACCGCAAGAGCCGCCGTAATAATTCCCACCCTGTATTTAAACCAGTCCCAAAACTTAATCGCACCCAGCGTGAACCCCACCACCAAAGCCAGTAGTACACCCAGCTTTTTAGGCGAAAGTGATTCAATAAATCGTTTCCAGAGTTTCCCCACTTAATCACTCTCCAGTTCGTCGTAAAAGAAAAGGCCAAAGCCCCCATCAAAAGCGTTAACGTCTCCAAATTTTTCATTTGGTCTAAGACGAGCAACACCAATCGCTCCCGCGCCAGCATAGCCCGGCAATTTTCCGCTAAGGCCGTGCCAGACTCCCGGACGCAAGCAAATTTGTGACAGTGTAACCGTCCTGTCTGCGTTCGATATTTCAAGCCACCACAGCTCTGTGGTTGTTGCGAAGAACAGGCGCATATTCAAAACCACGCCGTTTAGTGATGATGTGAATTCCTGGTCTGGGATAGATGCGATAACACCAATCTCGTAGTAAGCAGGCTCCATTTATGCCCCTCCAAATACACGGCGCATTTTTTCGAGCGCATAAACTTTTTGCGGCTCTTTGCTCGCGTCTACCGTGGTGGCGCTCTTTTTACCTGCGGAGGTTTTCCCCTTCCCTGCCGGCTTAGAAGTTTTTGCTTGCGCTGATTTTGTGCGTGAGCGCTGAAATGTCACCGTATCAACTTTCTGAGCAGTGAGCTTGACGGTATAGCTGTTTTTCTTAGGGGCAGCTTCAATTGAAAGCGATGTGATACGGCATTGAGGCATTGCCGTGAAAGATGTATAGACCGATACAAATTCCTTCGTATCGTATGCTGCCTGAATGGCCTGAGCCTGATTCATGGCTGAAATCATATGCAGAGGCGCAAAAGGTAAATCAGTGCCGGTGATGATTCCCTCAAAACTGGCAACCTTTGGATCGTCTACTTCACCATCCGATATTTTATAACCCGTCTCAATCTTCCCCTGAGCAATGGTTCTTTTTGCCGAAACTTCCTCGCGTGTTTTTAGCCTGAGTGACACTGTCACTCCTGATTCAAACACCATAACAGCCCGTTTATCGCGTGGCGCACTAATCGCCGCGTCCATACCTTCAGCCATAAAAACCCCAAAAAAAAATCCCCTTCGTAGAGGGGATTTTCACATCTTAGCTGTGTGGGTTACATGCTGTTACCGCTGGCGGTTAATCGCTCTTTTTAGCTTCTGCTGTTTCACAAATCCGGCGTAGGTACTCGTTGTTTTTGAAGGTAACCATAACCAGTTCAAAAGGAATTCTTGCCACGATAGCAGCAAATACCCAACCGAGCATTTGCATTCCATCCGTACTTCCTGTTTTCAGCGCCATCACAACGCAAAAAATCACTAACAACAAATAAACTACAGCTAAAATTTTAGGTGTAATCAATTGGTCAAACTTAAAGAATCCCATTTTTTATCCTTATCGTGCTCCGGTAGACTCTGCTATGTTACCAGATAAATCCCCCGAAATTGTACCCGGCTCAACCATATTATTTACCGTTTCTGCGGCTTCCTTAGGACTGCTAACGATAATCTGTGTTTGACGATTCCCGCTGTTGCTGTTGTTCACAATTACACCGCCTTTTCCTGCTGGCGATACGTTTGCTGTATCTGTTGCGCTGCTCTCTCCGCCAAAAAAACCTATAACACCATCAAGAAAGTTCATCATTCCTGCTGGAGCATTGTTTGCTAAATAAAATGGATTCATTAATTTTTTAACCCTTCCGCCAAAACTATCCGGGTCACTTTTTGATTCATTTTGGTTGCTTTTATCCATATTGTCAGCAGCATCATTCACCGCCCCGGTTAATGCACGTAAAAGTTTCATGATATTAGGATATCTTTTTTCAAATTCATCAAAACTGCCAAATAACCCATCAAAAATCGTTCCGGTTTCTCCCGCCATCCATGCTTTCCATTCTACAAACGCTTCATAAACCACCCATACAGCAGCACCAATTGCCAGAAAAGGCCATATAGCAGCCATTACCGGAATAGCTAACGCGGTAAAAGCCGCCCCAACAGCGCCAAGAATACCTATCAGAATTGCTGACTTGCTTTCATCTGCCAGCGTTGACCAGAACGCGGCTACCTCTTTTTCTGCGCTTCTGGCTAAAGGAATAAGTGTATTTGCGGCCCAATCAGTGAATTTTCGCCATTCTCCGCCGATGGTTGCCTGTGCTAAAAATGCTTGCCAGTCATTTTTCATGACTGTCATTGTCTGCCCCCACGTCCAGCCCTGTTTTTTAAGCAGGTCGGCATTACTCGCTGCCATTTTCTCAAAAGCTTTAATCATGGTTTCCGCCGTCAGCTTCCCGGCCTCTGACATTGCCCGTAGCCCTTTTACATCCGTGCCGAAAGCCTTTGCCACTTCCGGGGCCATTGTACCGATGGCCTCCATGAAGGATCTAAACTCATCGCCGCCGAACCTGTCAGAAGAAAATGCCTGTCCCATCTGGTAAAGCGCTGCATTTACCGCTTCAGCACTGCCGCCACCTAGCTGTAATGCGCCAACCAGCCCCTGAGTCGCCCGGATTGTTTCCTCCTGAGACTTTCCAAGTTTCTGCGTGGCGGTCGCCATATTGGTATACGTTGAAATAAACGCCCCGCTGTCGCTTCGCACATCACTCGCAGCCTGATTAAGTGCAAAGAACGCCTCTTTTGCATCGCCGGTTGTCTGCGTCAACCTCGCAATCTGCGCCTGCTGACGCTGAATTGAATCAAGGCTGTCAGCCAGCGCATTACCCGCCGCCATAATGCCAACAGTTAGCCCGGCCCCTGCCAGCATCGTATCAACACCAAACGGGTTACGTATCCCGCTCTGTACGGCATCAGCAACAGGTTTCTTCCTGGTATTTAGCGGCTCGCCGGAAAAATTGGACGCGTCGAACGGGTTAAAACCACCAGCGAGGGGCGGCGGCAATAGCAGACCTCCGCCACCAGAACCGCCACCGCCCAGAAGAGGAAGGCCAATACCGTTACCCATGCCCTGAACGGCTGCACGTGCGACTTTCTGAGACTCGCGGCGCACAGTCTCCGCCAGAGGTGTACGAGCAATCAAATTCGTGCCTGTAGCGGCTACTGTGGCTATTGCTGCTGTAGCGGCGGCTGTCGGCGCTGTTGATGCGCTGCTGGGCGCGTATGGGCTTGCATGCTTCAGGTTGTTGACGCGCTTGATTGCGGCGTCAAGCTGATTAACCTTTGCGATAGCCTTATCAATCGCAGCATCAAAGCTGTTAAGCCCGTCAAGGTCTGGAATAACGTCAATTTTCGTTACGAGATCGGCTGACTGGTCTGTCATTTTTTCACCTTACTAAGCGCGTGCTGAACCGCGTTATCAAACTGGATAACGGCGGAGGCTCTCATAATGGAATCAAAGGAGGCGCGGCCTGACGCTACATCGCTGAAGCTAATCAGGCCGCTTTCTATCACTCGCCAGATGACAAGTTCGGTGCGGACGGTTCGGTCAAGGTTTTCAGCAAGGCGCTGAACAGTTGCCGCATGGCCCCCTGCATCGTTCCCGCTGTGTCCAGACCAATATTTTTTTTTAACCCTGCTGTAACCGGAAGAATGGAGAGCTTCAGGCACTCCAGCGCCACCAGATAAACATCGGCAATGTTGGTAGCGGTGAAATTGGTATTCACTGCGTCCCAGCTATCCAGAAACTCGCCATTATCAACCAGTTGAGCGCGTGATTTTGCCAGTAAGGTAAATAACAGTTCGTCGTGGTCTTCCCGGTTAAGCACACCGAAAATCTTCGACGACATAGAAAGAATGCTTTCTACCTGGCTGATACCGTGTTTGGCGAGAATCTCCGCCACGCGCAAATTAAAGTGAATGGCATCAAAAGCGCTCATTCGGACTACACAGAATTTACGCCCGTTGATTTCAACGTGTTTGATTGAGTCGTCCATCAGGTAATATTCACTCCATTAATGACCGAATCCACCTCGCCAGTAACGAGTTTCCATTCCAGTGTTTGAGCACCAGCGCCGTTATTTGCGCCATCAGTAGGCTGACGGGCAAACATCGCGTAACCCATGCGGTGTACCGACAGATTACGCGTATTGGTTAGCGTGACGGGTACTACAGACTTCGTTTTCTGCATCAGAAAAAGAGCCGTGTTAACCGGAGAATTTCGCTGTGTGACGAATGTTAAAGACCCTTCCTCAGTTGGATTATCAATAAAAGACCAGTCTCCGCCGATGCCGGAAGAAACGGTAATCTGGTCATCCGTCATTTCCAGCGTGATATTGCTGTCTTTAGCCAGACCGATTACCGGCACAACGCCTACGGTAATCAGCCAGTCTTTAGAGGACATTACGCCTAAATACATAGTTAAATCCCGTAAGTCATCGCTGTACCAACAGCATCAACGTGCTTAATGGCGTAGCGGAGGTAGAAAGAGAATTTGATAGTCACATCGCCTTTAATACGCTGCACGGCGCTGATTTCTGCCATCGTCGGACGCACTACGGTAAATCCACGGACATAATCTCCGTTATCATCCGTAAAGTTTTCCATAATGCCGCCAGCGGTCTGGCCCGCCTTCAGCGAGCTTTCCATCTGGTTACAGACCAGTTCATAGCCCGGCATGTCATGACCCACTTTGTTGCGGTTGATATGCAGCGTGGCAAGGTCTTTTTGCATCCGGTCTGCCTGCCAGTAGCAGAAACGAACAACTTCAATCGCTTCTCCGTCGCCGCATGTGCCGGGGTAAGTTACCGTGATACCGGAACCATAATCTTCAAAGGTATTGCCGTTTAGCGCCTTAATTTTCTGGTAATCGGTTTCGGTGAATCCATCACTTTGAACAGCGTTAAGTGTCTTGAGCGCCCACGTTTCTGAGCCCGGTTGCATGACAAGACAACGCCCGGCGATAGCAGCGTCGAGGAAGTTCTTTTCGAGCTTCGTCGAAATGGCAAACGAACCCGCCATGTTCTTATCGAAAAGGTATTTCGTAATGCTGTCAGTCGCCCAGGAAGATGACGTGTAGTCGTCGATAAACACCGCCATTTTATCAATCTGCGATTCGACCCAATCAGCAATAGCTTTCTGAATCGACAGATTCCGCGACGGCGTCATGCACATAAAAAACTTGTTGTACTGGTTTTTGATAGCTGCAATCGCAGCACTAACGCCAGCAGCCAGCGCTGTAGATTCAGCGTGAACAACTTCGGCCCCTTCCAGATAGACAATGCGACCATCAACCAGAAACTGACCTGTAGTCGTTGCATCAGCAACGATATCAGCCGCTGCGCCAGTGCTCCCGGCCCAAGTAGTGCCGTTATAGCTGGCGTAGCGATATTCCGTACCTTTCACATATCCGATGGTGGCTTTTGTGGTTGTAGGTGCGCCGGAAACCGGAACCCCCGTCAGGGCAATCATAGTTTTGCTGTAAGCGGCTGAGAAATCGCCGACAACCAGCGTATCCGGTGACGGACTTTGAGAGAAATACGCCTGAACCGCCAGAAGATTATCGCCGGATACGCCGTCTGAAATGGCATCATCAGCGCTGGTATAGACCCGGTAGAGATCGGCAAAATCCGCGACGACAGCGGATTCGTAATCTGTGAATGTTTTCCCGAAAAATGCCGCGCCCGGCGCGAGGATTAACCCGACACCAAACACGCCATATTGAGCGGCGGTAGTTTGACGCCCAATTTTTACACTAAAAAGCCGACTTAAATTCGCCATTTAATAGCCCCTGATAGCGAGAGTGACTTTATCGCACGGTGTGACCGTCGCGCTTTCAATCCAACTCTCTCGTTTGTAATGCTGGTACACAAATTTCAAAGACAGCGTTACCTGTGCCATCTGCTGGTAAACGAGGTTATCAATTAGAGGGGAGCTATTCTCGAAATCGCCCGAGCGGTCAATACAGCAGTTATTTTCGAACTGCCAGAAATCACCTTCAGTCGAATCGACCTGATTCAAAAAGTTTTCCAGAAATGCCTGAGCGTCATCTGATGACCGGATGACGATAATTTTCGCTTCACAGTTGTAGTGATAAACGCGGTAATCTCCATCCCATGACTTTGCGAACGCCTGCGGCTCTCTCGATGACGTGAGAAGATGAACGGCAGTAAAAGGATCTTTTGACTCTGGAATCTTCTGTTGTGCGTAAATTGGACTATCGCCCGCCAACTCAATCATTGCCTGTCTTGCCCGTACCATTGCAACGTAGGGCGCACCGCTCAGAATTGTTGGTCTGGCCTGTGTATCGGTCTCTTTGAGTGTGCCAGCCGGGAATTTGACAACATCGCCAACATCCAGCCGGAAATCAGCCGAAATATTGATAGTGGTTCCGCTGCCATTATCCAGCACAACAGAACTGACCACAGACGGATCCCGAAAATTATATGGCGTGAATAAAATATCTTTGCTGTTGCCGTTAGCGGTGAATGTCGCCTTTTCTGCTCGATAATCAGAATATGATAATTCCCCGTCAACGGTCATTAATTTGACCGTATAATTAGTCATTATCCCACCAGCGCGAGCGCGTCCCGTTCTTTCATACCAAATAGCAAATATTCGTAGTGGTTAATAACGCCGTTTTGCCATTCCTGCCGCTGCACCACTTCGTAATATTTACCCGCACACAGGACTATAGCGCCGTTATGCTCGCCCTCTTCTGTAACCTCTAAATCCGTTTCGCCAATGGCTTCCATGTAATCTTGAGGTTTGCGCCCGGTTAGGTACGCCCGAAATGAACCGCCACCATCAACCGGCTGCATACTGAGGAAAGCGGATTGTTGCTCTGAATATCCCTCGCGTGGCATACCGCCAACTATCTCAATCGGTAATGGACGCCAGTAGTGAATTAATCGTCTCATGCAAAAGCCCTGTAGTTGACTGTCTGAATAAGCGTTCCGCTATGAATAAGCGGCTTTGTTGACCCCTTGCGGGCGATGGTGATATCTGAGTTAGGACGGTATAGCGCGGAATCAGCGATTGTTTTTCTGGTAATTTGAACAGCCTGTGCACCTATGCGAGCAATAGCCTGTTGCGGAGTAATGCGACCTCGTGCAACATCACGCAGAACCTCTTTGTAAGCGTCTGTGCGCATCCAGTCAGCTATTCTGTCTGCCGCAAATCGCATAAACGGACGCTCTGGTATTAACTCCCATCCCATAGCGTTCTTTGTGCCGAAGTTATTCCAGGCTCCATACAGCGCAACATCGACGCCCTGATTCATTTTCCCTCTGTGGATACCAACGTTAAGCTTGACGCCCGCCAGCGCATTCACGCGCTGACGGATTACGCGGTCAAAGCCCTTTGTTTCAAACTTTGCACCTCCACGCATGGATCAAACTCCGTTAAAAATGTTCAAATATCAGAATGTTTATCTGCTAAATCGCACGTTGACCATTTTTTCACTGTGGGCACCGAGGCTGGCCAAGCGCATTTCTCAGAATAAAATCCCGTTAGGAGGCATGACCGATAAGGATGCAACCGCCTGTCAAATCCCCCATTGCGTCTAAAAACTCCTGTCCCCACTGCGTACCCTGCCAGCCAGACTTTTGCGCGGCTTCTGTGAATGTCACCGCGACTTTCCCTTCCCGGCGACTTGCAACACCGCGAACACTTGCGCTTATGCCTTCTACTGCTATTGGGGCGAGATTGGCAGCAACATACAGCGCTTTCAGGCGCTCAATGTCGTAACCGTACTCCGCAGCGGCCCGCAGGTTGTAAAGCCGCTCACATTGAGAAGAAAGGGCGCTAATAGCGCCCTCATCAAGTGTCACCCCCGGTAGCAGAATGGCGAGCCAGTCATTTACCGTCATGCTATGCCCTTACTCGTCGTCAGAATCAACTACGCCGTCATGCTCTTTATTGAGCTTTTTGGCTTCAGCGGCTGAAACTTCTTTTAATCGTCCTTCGTCCAGAAACTGCTTAACTCCGCCGATGGTCAGTGTTGCGCCGTCCACTTCGACCGCTGCCAGCGGAGCGATTGAGATAGTAATAACGGTGCCTTCGCTGTTTTTTGCACCGATGTGAATCGGTGCCAGAGTAGTGTTAGTCAGAAAAACTTTATCTTTCTCAGCCATGAGTTAAATCACCTTTGAGGATTTTGCAGCAGCCAGCGGCGCACGGACGATAACGCCAGCAGAGCGCGACAGGCACGGAATAGACAGGTCTAGCCCGCTACGCTGAACCGGCAACTGACGGAACAGCACAGGGGTAGCCTGAGCGAAATGGCGACGATTGTTTGCCAGCGCGATACAGATACCGTCATCATCCAGATCGGAGTTTTTGCGGAAAGTAACTTCCGGGTAAGAACTACGCAGGAATGACAGCACCGTTCCGAGCGTACCACTGAGGCGCAAGCCCTGAATTCGCGCCCACGCCTTAGATGGCATGTGGAATTCATTCACTTCGTAGATTTTCGTGGTGTTTACCGCAGCAATAAGCGCTGATGCATCATCGCAAATCTTATCGCCGTCAGAAGTCGCCCAGGCACCCTGTAGAGCCACCAGCGGAATATTCGGATGTTCGATAAATCCGATAATCTGATATTCCTTGTTGCCGCGCCACAGCAGATTAGAAACGGTGCGTTCATGCGCTTCGCGGGTATTGAGCGCCAGAATGTTATCAAGCGGAGTGCCGGACATTGCCGCCGCCATAACATCACTGTAGGTGTAGCCATAGCCCAGCCCGATATCGTACATCAGCGCGAAGTATTCCCGGCCTTTAGCGCTCATCATCGGCATATCTGTACCGAATGCCGCCATGATTTTAGCCATGCCCTGCGCGGAGTACATGCGATAACCCGCCCACTTAGCACCCTCGTTGATTCCCGGCTCCTGCTGGAACATGGTCAACGCGACCGGCGCGGGCATTTCTTCCATGTAAACATCGTTTGACATGGAAATGAGGTCACGGGCAAAAATTAGCCCTTGTTCGTCAACGTTGATACCCGGCACCGCGCCAGCTACCTGCGCTTCGGTAAAAAGCTGCGCCATAAGCGCGGCTAAATATTTCTCATTCATCTTTTAGGGTTTCCCTGTTAGCTAACGGTGATTACAGCGGTGTCAGTGAAACCACCGTCTTCAGTACGTACCGTAATGGTCGCCGTCTGTCCGGCTGTTGCCCCGCTTTTCACCGTGGCAAGGCCTGATGCGTCCACTGTTGCTACGTTCGCATTGCTGGATGCATAGGTAACGTCTTTATTGGTCGCACCTGTCGGAGAAACTGTCGGCGTAAACTGCTGAGTAGCGCCAGCGGCTTTAGATGCTGTTTTAGGCGACAGCGCAACGCCAGTTACAGCGACTTCGCGGGGATATCCGGCGCTGAGTAGTTCGCCATCAATGACCATCACAATTGCCGTACCGCCGCGCTGAGGTGGCGTTTCAAAACGGAAGCGGCTTTTATCGCCGGATGCAGCAACACCCCATTCCATATAGCCGGTAGTGGCGTTACGGCCTTTCGGGACAGCTAAATCACCTACTTTCGGGGATTCACCCGCTTTTACCGCCACACGGATCGGGCCATTTTCGACAATACCAATCGGGCAATTGATAGTGACCACGCCAATGCGCGTGTTGCTACCAAATCCCGGTGTGGCGGGCATATTGGAATGTGCAGTAACAGCAATACCGATGGCATCCGTAACATCACCATCATCAGGTAGAGCGACGCAGGTTGAATCATTACCGGAGGTAAGTTTCACCGCATCGCCCGGCGCAACTTCACCACCAGCGCGACGGGAGGTTACCCGAGCGGAGGAACGGAAAGACGGCAGCACCGCCAAATCACCCGGCAAGCCCGCGTCAAAATCGTCTTTAATCGTGGTCTGCATTATTTGCCTGCCTCTTTTTTGCCAAAGGTGCGAGCCAGATAATCCTGATGGGCTGACTTCTGAGCACCCTGCTCATCGGTGTTAACTGCTGCGCGGGGATTACGCGGGGTTTGTTCGAACTTCTTACCGCAGGCAACCAGCGCCATTGACAGCGCAACATCCACCTGCTCATCCGTCCAGCTATCCATGTTTACTTCAGGGTTTGCTTTACGAATGATGGCTTGTTTGACCAGATTGATATCGCCCAAGCTGTCGGTGTTGATGTTCAGGCGTTTAGCTGCTGCTTTCAGGTCATTTTCCTGACGACCATCAGCAACACCGCGCTCATAGGCTTCATTGCTGGCTGAGTCCATATTTACAAGGCGGGTATTTGCTTTCAGCAGGTCGCCCTGTGTTTTGCTTAAATCAGTCGTAAGCGTTTGATTTTTCGCTTTGAGACTTTCAATTTCGGCTAACGCCTCTTCTAATTCCATCGGTTCACCGTCCAGATTGAATGTTGCAGTTTTTACCCGTGGGTTACGCACAATACTCAAATGGTTGTAATTAATACCCTTTTGCACTGTGTCAAACGTTTGCCCGTCCGGGGATAGTCCTGTTTCTTTTGGCTTTTCGTCGCACTGATACCCCGCCGAAGCACCCCGTAAACTTTTATCCTGCTGAATCAGTCGGATGGATTTCTCATCCTGAACCAGTGCGCGGGCGACAAGTTCATCTCCCTGACGCATAACAGCAGTAACAACCCCCGCAGAAACGGCCCGGTAGTTTTTGGACGTCACCAGACCATTGCGAGGATGTGACACCGTCACAGGCTTGCCGATTAAGGTATTCATTGAGTCCTGGTTAAACAATTCATCGGCTGAGCGGTACTCTTTAGCCGTGAATGCATCACCGCGCTTGCGGTCATAAACCAGTACGCCCGGACGGGCGATAGGGATATCAATCTGGAGATAACCTTCCGGGGTTATCTCCCATTGTTTGATGGCGTCAACGTTGACCTGTGTTTCTTGCAGCAATTTCTTTCTCCGCTTCTTCAACGTCCGACGCAGAGAACAACCATTCAGGGAAGCAGCGGCATAAATGCGGTTGCCCCGGATTCCCGTCCTGTGGCGGTCTGGTCGGCTCATATGCCTTACCTTCGCGCTCAACATGCAATTTTCGCTCGCGTTCGTCTAACATCCCCCGCCAGCGGTATATTTTCATTCCGGCAATACGGGCGTTAGCTTCTTCCAGATTCCAGGCCTGATTACCTATCTCATTGCGGGCGACGTTGTGGGCTCGCCGATAGGGAATTTCCATTTCGGTTGCCAGTTTATCGGCGATATAGTCAACGCCCCGCCCCTCACGTAATCCCTGCTGAACGACCTTAATTCCGCGCTGTAGCGCCTCATCGGAGACATTCTCCATGCGCCCCATGCTCTGCGTGAGCCAGTCAGTCGTTTGCTCCAGCAGCTTTTTATCGCCGTCATAGATATCAATGGATATCAGGTCAGCCATATTTTCGGTTGGCAGTTTGATACCCGGAGCCAAATCAGTATCGGCGGCAGCGCGAACGATAAGCCGGAAATCGTCAACCGCCGAGTTAGCAAGCTGGGTATTGGCCGCTTCCATAGCCGGTAATGATGGAACCGTGCTCGCGGCTCTCATCGGAGCCGTTAAGCTGGCGAGCGGCTTAGATATTGCCCCTGCTGTATCTGGTGTGACTGATAGCCCTGTTTTCAGGTCAATAAGATTCACACCATCGACGCGGAAGCGCTGGTAATAGCTCTGGTAATACTCGTCAGTCAGGCCAAATCGACCATTTACAATAGCGGCCTGTACATCATCAGCGGCGCGGTTGATAACACGAAGGTAGGTATCTGGCTTTGAGCCGGTCACTCTGGCAAAGTCTTTAGCCAGACTGATTCCTGCCTGCCGCCTTACTTCACTGAATGCGTAGGCGGGAACGGCCCCAAACTCACCATCTTTCAACAGCGCCGGAATGGCTTTAAGGAATATTGATGCATCCGGCAAAAGTTCCTGAGCAACAGACCTGAGAAGCTTTTCCTGCTGCTCACGCGTCATGCGTGAATAATTTTTTCCGGCTTTCTTCTTTATATATACGCGCACTTTTTTGACCGTTGCGGCGGCGATGAAATCCCCCAGCAGGTCATCAACGGAAATATCTTTACCATCGGCGGCATCGGTATTGAGTACCGCGCCGGATTTACCGATTGCTCTGTATGTCTTTATGCAGGCATCGCGAACCCATTTACCAACAAGCCGGGCGTTATCGCCCAGCCTTTGAGCGTAAACCAGTTCGATAGCCAGCGGATACCCGGCGTCGTAACGTGGTTCACTCTTCGCCATTATTGGCCTCGTCGTTGTCTTCTTTGGTGCTATTCCGGTTCAGATTCTCGTTGTTCTGGTTCGAATCGTCGTCATTCTGGTCATCAATGGTGCCAGTTGCGGGCGGAGTAGTCGCAAGCATAACCACCGCTCCGGTTTCCTGTGCCGTGGCGCGGGCCTCTTCGCTGGTAATGGCTCGCATGGAATAATAAAGCTGTGCTGTTTCCGCTCGTTTCTTGTCCCGGTCTACCTCGCGGTCTATTTGCCCCTGAGATTTATTCGGCACAAAGTCAGCGCGGATCCCCGTATAGCGAAAAGCCAGTTTTTTCAGCGCCGGGATGATGTAATTGGTGTTGATATGAGAAACAAGGTTTTGCCATTGTGCATCGGCGCTGGTATCGCTATTGGAAAGACCACCTTTACGCTCTGCCAGCATAGCCAGGGGAAAACCAGTTTCGGCGCATACCAGCTTAATAGCCATATCAACAAGGTCGGCGGTTCCGGTCATGGTGGACTGTAGGCGGTTTATTTCCTCTTCATCGTCAATCGCGACCATATCATTTAACTGGCGGGTTGCCGCTATCCCTCCCAGCCTGCGGGCCGCTGCTGCCTCTCCTTTAGCCGTTTTCAGGTCTTCCGCTAAATCCTTCTTTTTATAGATATCCTGAACGGAAAGGGAAAGTATGCTGATGATTAGCTCATGCGAAAGACCCAACCGCTGTAAAGCTGCATAAGGCTTACATAACAATGGTTCGCCAAATTCTATACCGACCATCGCGTAAATCGGCTGATAGTTTTTATCGCCAAAGAGGATTGAATCCTCCTGCTCAATAAACACTTCGCCACCGATGGGGCTTTTAAGCTGGATACGCCAGCCTTCCGGCAGGCCAAAAAATGGCGAATTATAGTCTGCAAACCAGTCGTTCGACGGGGTAATCCAGTGTGAGCCGTGGCAACGCACCCACTCTCCCCCCATAACCAGCACAGACCAGCCATGATGACGCTTTAGAATGGCGGCGCTTTCTACTACCTGCCACGCGCCCATTTCGTCAAAAATCTGCTGAATACGCTTTGAATCATCAGGATTTTCAGTAACCACTGTGAATCCGTTCAGCATTGCGGCAGCAACCGGTTCGCTGATAATGCGCCAGCCTATGCCGGATAGCTCCCCGGTCATTGCAGCCACCAACGGAATCATCCCCTCTGCGGCGCGAGCCTTCATGCGGTTGGCTGTCGGTGAGCTCATCCCCGCCGCACCCTTTGAACTTGCCGCTGCGCTGGTCATCATACTGACATAGCCATCAACATTGTAATTAGCCGGCTGCAAGCCCTCTTTCGTTAAAATCCCCTCAGTGGGAATCAAGCTGGTTTTGTTCGTCATTCGATAATTCCTGATTTCATACGTACCAGATGTGGGAATATGGCGTCAGCGTAGTCAGTGGACACGCCAAGCCGTTTTTTAACTTTTTTCTTCGCTTCAATAAGGATTTTGTCGTCAGGCGTGGTTTCCCACATGACGCCAGTAGAATCAGAAAGGATGCGATCGAGATATCGACGCGGTATCTGGTCAGATATAGCGAAAAGGCCATCAGGCGGCATAATTCCCGTCTCCATCCAGCGCACAGAGTCATTGACCGCATCCCGATACGCCCACCATGCCTGTGCTCGCAGATTGTGGAAGGTATCTTCGTTCGACCTCCCGCCGCGATATCTGGACTTTTTACGCAACACTTCGCCCTGAGCGACGAATTTACGAAACTCAATCTCTGAATCTTCGTATTTGTTTAACTCGCCTTTAACACCAGAACCAACGCCGACAGAGTCGTAAATCAGAACGGTACAGCCTTCTTCCGTCGCCATCTTTAACGCCTGTTGCGCAAGCTGAACGGTGTCACGCGCCTGTAATCGCTCCATACGGTACAAAAAACGCCCGTCAAAGAACGACAACACCGAATCATCATCGCCATCATCAGCAACATCGAGCACCGCCGTTTTAACGCCAGTTCGACTCGCTTTTGCCAGCTTCGAATCGGGCGAAACGACTAACTTTTCAAGATGGCCACGGTTAACAACAGCGCCGGGTAAATCACTGACGGGAACGCCGTTCCAGATGTTGTCGTACTTGTCCGGGTAATACTTCAGCGTATAAAGCCGCTCTTTATCCAACGTAGAATTGAAATATGGGTTGTGATACCAGTTCACCTCCTCAATAAACCAGTCATCCTCTGCATTGAGAACGTATCTGACATAGGTTTCATCCCACGCAAAAGCCGGGTTGAAGGTAATCCATAGTTCAGCACCATTACGGCGCAATGTCGGGGCCAGCGTTTCCCACGCTTCAGCCGAAATCGCGTGCGCTTCCTCCACCCAGCAAATGTCCACACCTTCAATGGATTTAATGCTGTCGAGGTTTGACTGAAAGCCCAAAAACCGGAATTCAGCGCCGGATTTAGACTTGATACTATTTTGAGTTATCGTGAATTCTGATTCGTACCCCAGACGGCGTATCGTATCGCTGAGTAGCTTATGTGATGATGCGTCTATAGATTTTTGTACCCGACGCAAGCACAGAATGCGCAGGTCATATCGCACAGTTAGCTGAATCAGCGCTTCGGCAATCCTCCATGATTTACCGGAACCACGACCACCGCGCAGACATTTAACGCGATGCGGTTTTGTCGTGAGCGAACGCATGACGCGCCGCCACTCTGCCATTTTCTTTTTCTCTGACAGCCAGTAGCGACGGCGCTCTAAATCATGCTCTGGTGCTATTTCAATCGCTGTCATCGCCGCCCATATCCCGGTAGATTTCGGTCAGTGTTTCTCTCGCGAGGCGCTTACCTTCGTCCGTTATCGGCTTGCTGATATCCACTCCGGCAAGCGTAAGGATCCGCGCGGCGAGATGTGACTTATCCAGCCCCTCAACCTGCCAGCCGTGCTTTGTTCTTTTGATGTTTTTAACAGCACGGGTATCAATTGCCGCCATGCGGCTACGGAACACCTCCGGTTCAAGCCTCATCTTCTCCAGCGCCTGCAATTCCAGCATTACCGCTGTTGCATCCGGCGCGCGGAAACGTGCTGACAGGTCAATTAGCGCCTCCTGACGCCCAACGATATCCGCTGCAATAATGTGCTTTTTGTAAACACTTACGGCCTGCTGTATTTCGTCGTTTTTGAGTAACTTCTCAGCTTGAAAATCATCGTTAAAGCCCTTGTAATCTCTGTTGCGCGACTTTGCATAGCTGAACCCCGGCGCTTCCCGCGCTTCAGCCACCAGCTTTGCAAATGCATCATCACGCCTGTTTATTTTTATTGTCACAATTCCCCCCTTGTGAGGCTTGCAGCGTAGCGAGGAAAGAAGAGGATCAAAAACAGCGTTACCGCTGGCATGTAGTACAAATAAAAAAAAGCCACTCCGGGGGCGGAATGGCTGAAATCACAAGGGTAATAACAAAGGCATAAAGGTAACAGGCAATGCTTCCTGTCCGTGGCAGGTGCCATTATGGTTTTTTACCTGGAGGATTCAAAAGATGATGCGAGAGGTAACACCAAAGAAAAGCCGCCCCCGAAGGAGCGGCGTTTAAAGGTGCTCAGGCCATGCCAGACAACCAGAAAGGCGGGGACGGATCCCCGCCCTGATTTAGCGACTCTCCTTAGCTTCGTAGGCAAACTTTGCCGCTACCTGCACACCTCCCTGACCTATGGACGCTTCGCAAAGCGTCCGGTTAAGGGCGGTATACGCCAGTAACGCCGCGATAAATATCGCGATAAACAAAAATACTCCTTTGTAAAACAAAGTTGCCTCCGTCGCTTTTGGGAGGCTATAATCACGTTGTCACGCATGATTAAGAGGCCTCGTTGGTTAATGAAAATTGACCTTCGGGGCTTTCTTCTATCTGCCGCATGGTGACATGAGACAGACAGCCTCAAGCACCGGGCGGAAGTATAGCAATAAAATACTTAGCAATTAAATAGTTGCTTTTCGCTTTTCAACCTCGCCCTTTGCTTTAGCAACCTCGTTTTCAGAAAATAACCACTCAGGAAAGCAACATCGGCAATTGAAAATTTCGTTGATGTGAAACGCCATCCCATCCAGCGCAGCATGTTCAGGGTTTACCCACCAGATATCACCATCAACTGAAAAACATCTAAGGCGGAAATACCGCATACCTGCTAAACGGGCATTTTTTCGTTCTTTTCCCCACGCTCCACTTGCCGTTGCGGCTATAACTCTAATTTCAGCCTCTAGCTGCTTTGTGACTTTGGCCTCACCTGCTGAATTTATCTTAATGACCGCATATGTTGGTGTTTTCAAACCAATATCCTTTGCTTTGCGCAATTCTGGCTTGATTCTAATTTGTAGTTGAAATAAGATCTATAAAGGTGCTCAAAACACCTATAACAGAAAGCGGTATATCACCCCGTCAGCGTGATTTTTTTGTACCCAGAATTTATGCTCTGGTGGCTCCGGCTACGCGAGTGCTGAATTATGGGGTGGAGTGCGACGAATAGCGCAGGCGTGAACTTGCGTAATAAGTCCGCCGACTTTCTGCGGTTTTGAGCTCCACCCCGCCCCATCTCAAAAGTGGGGATTCAGTCTCACAGAAAGGAGCAACCACAATGAGTACATTACTCACTATCCCCGACGCCGCAGAACTGGCAGTACATACCATGATGGCACTTAAAGCCGCTGGCTATGCAACTGCCGCTATGATTCCCGTTCACAAAAACGCCTCAAATGAAGTCGAAAAAACGGAAGTGACCGCGCCGGAAGTCTACGTAGCGCCGGGCAAACAGTACGCCAATGCTCAGGAAGCGCTGGCGCATCTGGTGCGCGAACTAAAAAACCCGGAACGCGACAACTATAACGAAACGCTGGATTTTACTTTTGCATCACTGTCGCAACTGCTGGACATGCTACGCGAGCCCATCTATCAGCATGGCCTGATGCTCAAACAGGAGTTTGAGAAAGGTGACGAGCTTCCGCTGGAAATGGTGACAACCTTTATCCATATCCCAACCAGCACGGAAGTATCTTTCCGCCTCCCGGCCTTCATCAAAGAAGATAGGCGCCTTGATGAATGTCAGCGCGTCGGCGCGTCCTTTACCTATTTTCGCCGTTATGGTCTGCGTCAGGCACTCGATATTACTGATGGTGATGACGATATCGACCAGGCAGACAGTAAACGAGAGCGCCGTAAAGCCCGCTCACTGAACAGTAGCCGCAAATGGAAGCCGACCAAATCAGAACGCACTAAAGCGGAATCCATTCTGAATATGCTGGTCGCGGCTGGTGAATTCACTGGCAGCGCGGTAATCGCCCAGGCTAAAGCGCGTAACCCGTTTCTGCGTACACCGTCAGAAGTTGCAGAGGATGTTATCCATTCCCGTGATAATGCCAAAGACGATAACGCAATGGCCCGCGATACTGTGTTGCGCTACGGCCTGACGGATGAGCACTGGCAAAGTTTCTACAAACAGGCGGGATTCTTTCAGGTAGATGGTGACGAACTTATCGACACCAGAACCGGCGAACACGTCAGCGCTGAAGTTGCTATGGATATCGCAGAATCCCTTTCTTCTGTTGCCATTTCCAGCGCGGATTCAAACGATGTGCATGATACCCGCGATATGTCAGCGCCAGTCGCCCGGACGTTTATTCCTGACTGTACCCCGCTTGATGACGATGAAGAGGCGTTTATTGCCGCCGTCGAAGCGGGCCACGATTCGGAAATTATCGAAATCGCTATGCGTCAGATGGAGGTTCATGTGTCGCATGGTCTGGATATGCGCTCAGTACACAGCGACACAAGCTATCACCGCCGCAACTGGTATAACGCCTGTCGTGAATTCTATACGCTGGCGCTGATGCGTGGTGATGTCAACTTTGAAGCGCTGGCAAAGCCTGAAATGAAAGTTACCCGCACCATTATGGATATCGTCGGCGCTGACGGCGATAACGAAGCCAGCGAATCCACCATTGCAGGCGCACAAGCGCAACTCACCGTCGATGCGATGCAACAAAAGGTCGATATTGCGCAGGAAATCGCGACGGGCAACGCTGACACCGATATCAAGCTACAACAGCTTCATGAAATTGCGCGTCGCTGTGATGCGTACACCGCTGGCTATATCGAAACTCTAATCCTCCATGTTGAAAGTGGTGGCTTCAACAGTGAAATTCCGGCGTATGTCCCTGAATCTGACCTTCCTTACTGATATGCGGGGTTCTCAACATGAAAACCGCACAGGAAAAGTTACAACGTCACCTTGAAAGGCAACGTGAGTATCAGCAGCGGGCTATTGCCCGCCAGCGCGAGAAACAGGCAAACCCGGAATGGCGACAGGCTCAGTATGAAAAACAGCGGGAACGACAATCCCGCTATATTGAACGGGCAAAAAATAAACTGTGTGCGCGTGGTTTGAAAGGACGAACGCCCCGTGCCGCTGAACGCTCACTGATGGACAAAATCGGCGCTCTACCCTGCATTGCCTGTTACGTTCATGGGATTATTAACGAGGTGGTCAGCCTGCATCACATCGACGGGAGAACAGCAGCAGGCGCACACGCCCGTGTGTTGCCGCTGTGCGACCATCACCACCAGCACGCAGCACCAGCATCAATACGCGCGGTTTATGCCTGGCTGATTCCGGTTCATGCTGATGGAACATGCGGAGGAAAAACCGCATTTGAAGCGCTAAACGGCTCTCAGGACGATTTATACGCCCGATGCCTTGAAATGATATCCTGATAATCACCAAACGCCGCCACAAGCTATCTGGCGGCGTTACCGCTCACCCGCTTTCTGTATCCTCTCTCTCGTATTCGTTCTAATCGCACCTGTTAATAACCATGAGGTGCTTATGTCCGAAAACAACTATGGCGCATTAATGATGAAATCTGCGCTTAACACAGAAACAAATATTGATACGGTAATCTTACCTGGTATTTATCCCGTACCATCTGGAAACGCGTCCTCTCCAGATGATAACGGAGGTATACTGACTATTCACTCTGGTGCCCCCCTGCATCGGACATTTAGTTCTGACACAATCATTTTTGCAGCTTCCACTTATAACACTGAAACATTCTCTTGGACGCCGTGGTCATTTTCTTTAACGAAAGAAATTCTTGGATCAAGCGAGATTCCGGGTTCATCACTTGTTAACACAGAAACAGGCCGTGATATCGGTTCATCTGTACGTGCTGCATCGGGGGTATCACAGGCACTGTTTCCGAAACTGATGAACAAACTGACAGCGTATCGTCACGGTGTTTCCGGCTATCAGGATTTGTTCAGAGCTTATGGTTTCGGGTCGTCAGTAGAGGTTGGCGCAACACTACCCGACCCTGCTACACAAGCCCCCATTGCTAAGTTTTTCGAATGCTTAAATAAAACGGTTAATAAACAGGGAATTTACCCTCTTACTTTCGAAAACAGGGGGGTTAATGGTTCGTCGATAAATAACTTCATTGTAAATCAGTGGCCTGGCGTCGTCGCAGAAGGCGTATATCCTGATATCGCGCTCTTTGTATATGGTATGAATGATTTCCCAACGGCAAACTATAATGCCGGGCAAACGTTCAATGAAAATGGATTTAAGCAGCGTCTTAGAACCGCGATTAATTTAGTCAGGGAGGCTGGCGGTGATGTTGTTTTGACAACCACACCGCATCCAAATATAGGTGAGTACAGCTGGAGCATGCCGCCATCTGTTAATCAGGTCTGGCCATCATTTTCGCCACTTCCTGTTTCCGATGAGGATATTATCCCTTCAGCGGCAGAGTCAAACGTCACGTTTGAATGGAATGGCGTAAACATACAGGCAGGTGTTCGCTTCCTGCGTGGAAACGATGCCATCAGGCAAATCGCGGTAGAAATGGGCTGTGTGCTGATTGATGTTGAAAAATACTGGTTTGATGCTGTAGCTAAATATGGCGAAACGGCATTATTCAATCGGACGCCGGAAATACAGACTGTTCACCCCAATTTGCTTGGGCATCAGCAATCGTACTGGCTTGCCTTTGAGGAATTTTTTGCAAACATGGATAAGACCGGCTGGATACCGCCCGTAGCGAACAGTTATGACGTTTTCAGTGTTGGCGGGACAGCATTAAATCCAAACCCAAAAACTGCTGACATTGACCTCCAATCTAATGGCATTCGGGCATGGGCTTATGGGTTGCGCGATAAATATGCGAGACTAATTTACGCGTCTGACCTGCTCGGAAAAATATCAAAATGGTCTTACACCTCACAATCCCCAACCTCTTCCGCTCCGGGTTACAGCCTTGAATGGACAGAATACCATTCCAGAACAGGTGGGCTTTATACAACGGGTGACATCATTCCAGTTGCTATCCCCAACAGAACGTCGATGAAGGTTTTTATTGATGTGTGGACTTCTGCGCAAACCGGGTGGGCGCAGACAATTGAGGTTATTGCTGTAAACCGTGAAGGGGTGGTGTCGTATACCATCGTTGGCGTTCATGATAACACGCCGAATGGTAACAGATTATTTACGGTAACAGTCGGTTCAGGCGTATTGAATATCAATGTGTTACAGGTTAACTCATCTGTTAAATACCACATCAGCGGTTTTAATTCGTAATGTAATCTGGAGGCATCATGTCATTTACTAAAAACATTGAATTAACCTTTAATAAAACAGCCGCGAACGGGATGGCGCTGCCTTCTGAAACACAGACAATCGAAACTCATTTTGCGGTGCGAAATGTCGTTATCTCTGATGCGGAAGGGATATCACAGGCTGACCTGTTCAGCAGTTTTGATGGGGTGTCCTGGCAGTTTTACGGCTCGTATGAGTTTTCACCTGATTACACGTCCGGTCTTGGCATGCTGGAACAGGCGGAAAATCAGATTCAAATAGCGATGAATGAACCTCCTTCTGAATAATTAATCAAGTTTATAATTTATCAAAACCTCACTACAAAAACGTGGTGAGGTGATTTTAAAATTCTTACCCCTGTACTTTGTTTTTCCCCCTGTGAACTTCCCACAAAACCACCCCAACCGAATCACAAAATTCGGATAAATACTCCAGGCTAGACCACTCCCTTATCCCCCCTCTTGCTGCCTCAATAAATATCACGGCTTCTCCATTTCTGTGCATTCCGCACAGTTGCCACCTGCCATTATTGGTGCGAGTAGCAATGACTCTTGAAAACATGCCATTTTCGTAGAAGTCTTTGAAGGCTGGTTTTTTACGCGCTGTTGCTTTCATAAAAGACAAATCCCCGAATTGTTGATAACAAACCGGGGAAATGTTGACACAAAATCAGAAATTGAGTTTTTTATTTCTCAGCGGTCACGACGCCTGCGCAATATCTCGGGCTGAAGGTAGCGGGTTACTGTAGACCATTCCGCTGATAATTGGCGCTACATACATCTGATTTTCATTCCTGCGCTTCAGCGTGACGGATAGCGCCCTGCTTGTTTCCTGACTGGTCAGCGGCTGTGTTGACAGTAGAATCACGGTAAGCGGGATAACAATCATTCCAGACTGCTCCAGAAATCTCCTTTTACCACCCAGCCTGTACACTGGTGTAACACCGGAAACAACCAACCCCATAAAGTTTTCCGGCACGGCATCTGTAACAGTTTTTGCCGGGCAAAAAATCACAGCTTTATCAAAGCCTGTCGCCGTCAATTGTAACGCTGACAAGTCCGGGGGCATCGATTCTGGCGCATTCTCCCCGTGGAATATCTCCAGATCGCACACAACGCGCTGTAACGGGTTCTGGAACTTAAGCGACCATTCTCCAGCCAGCACCCACCAAACACGTCAATGGTGTGCTGAGGGTACGGAATACCATTTATCGGGGCGCTACTCCCCCTGACCTCAGCAGGAAGAACCCAATCAGGTACTATAGAAGAGTCAGAAATCTGTGCTTTCTCAAGGTCTGATATCGCAATTAGCTCATCTGGTGTTAATGCCATTATTTCCCCTTAGCCGTAAGAAGCTGGTCAATGTGTGCCGCCTGCGTGTACAAGTCGTTAAAAATGAAGTTAAGCTCCGCCACGTCAACCGGATCCCCTTCAATCAATTTTCCGCCTGCATTGATGTAAGTCGGCGCAAATCCATCAGCCTGTTTTGCTGCCGATGGTTGTTTCTTGCTCGGATAAATGCCGCTACTTAAAGGATAATTACGAGCAACGGTCGAAAATGTATTCATGGCGCTTCTACCCTGGATAAAAGCTCCTTATACTTTTTATACAGGTCATTAAGGATGTAATTCATTACCTGAGCGCTTATCCCGTCACCAAACACCAGATTGCCATTTACATCAAAGTAGGTCGGTGCGAACCCGGTAGCCTGCATTTCTTCAGATGGCTCTTGCTTGTTTGGAATATCAGCACCACCTTGCCCCGCGTAAGTTTTGTCAGTATTGGCCCAGCTATCCATTTGTCACCTTCATCTTTTTGACTGTTACAAGCGTGTTGAATGGCTCCACAAGCTCATTTTCATTAATGGTTTGTGTGGCTGCTATCCGCGTCAAAATGGATTTTGACGCAGTAACTTTTATCCCTTTTGTTTCGGTTGCCATCACGGTTTTTTGCGTCTTCTCGTACTTGATACCACCCCACACAGCCGGAAACGCATTACCGGGGAACATTGGCGCGAGGTGGGTTAGTTTGACGTTAGGAGAAGTTGCGGCGCTGTAAATATCCCCGGCAAAGGTTGCCGCAACCAGCGTTTCCGGCAGTTCGATATCTGGAGCCATCGCGCCACACTGGACGAAAACAGCACGTAACGGTACGCGGTTGAAAGCCGCACCTACAGCACCTGTAGATAGCCCTACGCGGTTCAGGCGCAACCATGTAAGGCTATAGGCTAACTGGATGAATCCTCCGACAGCGCGGCGCGACTGAAGCGAAACAGATTGCGTCCCTGCTCCCTGCAACAGGGCTATTCTGTAGCTATCATCGTCGCGGCCTTCTCGGGGGATGGCGAATCTTTCCCCCCATGCGTCAAGCAAAAGGCCCGAAGAATCTGTAATTGAGAAACCCCTTTTCAGATAGTCCAGTGCATCAACCATGCCCTGCTGGTTGGCCTTGATGCCGGAAACGAGGTCGATATTTCTCTGTAACCTGACCTTTGAGGTAAATCGTTCAGTTGCCAGTTGCCCCGGTTTTTTAATTGATAGCTCCATTACGACACCACCACAGAAGTAGAATCCGTAACCGCAACAACGCCGCTACTTATGGGTACGGTTTTCCCTGTTGGTGATTCGGAAGTGCCTACAGTTACCGTAACATCCGTCATCGTCGGAAAAGCCGTAATCAAACGGGCAGATATTTGACCCGCGAAAACATCACGGCCCATTTCAAGCTGTGAGAAATAGCCAGTGATAACGCTTTTAGCTACGCTCTCGTAATCGTCGGGCTTGCCTGTTGTCTCTGCATCCCATGTATCACCAGAAACGGAAACATAGACAAGCTGGAAGCTCTGGCGAGTGAAATACACTGTTTCAGTGGTTGTACCGTCAGTGGCTGTACCCGATGTGTTGCCGTAGAAACCGCACTCAGCCGCCGCCGCATCATAAATGGCCTGCGCTATCGCGTCGCTATCACCACCAGCAACAAACACCTGAACAGACTTTCCCGGAAGACCATCAGCATCTGTCTCAATGCCTCTGTTGGTGTTAACAGTGACGTAACTCACGCCAGCAACAGCCAGAACGGCGTTTTTTATGCCCGGTCTTGATGCGCTGGCATTCTTTCGCCCCGCTTCCGCTGCTTCGAAAAGACGCTCTCTGTACTGCTCGTCATCTTCTATTTCAAAGCCTTTACTGCCGTTGGCGAGAATCAGAATGTCATCTGTTGCCACATAGCCGAACCGAACATCAGGAAACTCCGTATCGCTGTCATACCATGTTGTTGCTGGCATTCCGGTACGAACGATAGAAAAAACATCATCAGAAAATGAAAACTGGATGAGCGATTTACCATCCGCTGCATAAAGCAATAACCCATATTCTGTTGAATATGTGGTTACTGACGTATCAGCGGCGGCAATGATGGGATACAGCCTGGATAAAATCGAATCAGACGTATCGCCCGTCTGGTACTGCGTTGAATATGGTTTACCGTTGATGGATATAGTGAAGGTGTTTCCCGTGGTGATAGCATCAGGCTTAACCTCCAGCACAAACCCGGCAGCACTTTTACCATTGGCCTGAATACTGCCTGACGGCGACCAGTCACCAGAAATACCGGAGATAGTGAACGTCTCACCAGACGCGATTACCTGCCCTGAAGCCAGCAGGTAAACCACATCGGCAGATGAACGGGTTAAGCCATAGCGAGGAAGCGTAAACCCTTCGCCTATACCGTCAAGCTGGATACCTTCACCTGATGAAATGAAGAAACCAGCAAACGTCCAGCCGATGGCCTCAACGATATTCAGGTCATTTTCAGCGACAACCGCCATAACCTGACCAATCAGGGAATCACCGTCCGGGCTTATATCCCCCAGCAGGTCGCGTAATTTCTGGTAAATGTCGCCGCGTAGCTCTGGCAGTCTGGCACCATGCCAGCCGCCATCATTAATTAATTCCACTCGTTACCTCCGTACTATCGGCTCCGACATAAACCGCAAAGCGGATCGTGTAATCCCCCTTAACGTCATTGATGGTTGTAGTTCTGGCATCGGTCACGCCAGTGGTGCGCCGTGCCTCTGCGTTAATCATGTTGGAGACAATCGAAACTGGCAGACGTGACGCCATAATGCCAGGCAACCACGGCAACCCCTGAGTTTCATCAAGCCACCATTCGCCGCGATTAGTACCTACGCGGATTTCTGCCTGCTGTGCAATGCCATCAATGCCACCATCCAGTACCAAATCGCCGTTGCGGAGAATAACTCCGCTTTCATCCTGCATAATGTCCAGCATCAGTAATTCATCCCCTCAACAAATGCCAGCTTTGAAACCCATACGAGGCAACGGCTAGTGCCTACAGCCTCGACTCGCTGAACCTCGCCAACAGGGATAATGCGCCGCCCTCTGCATGTTGGCATTACCAGCGTCAGAGATTCGCCAGCCTGCGGCCTTTCTGCTGAAATAAAACAGCCCTTTAAACCCTGTCGATACTGAGTTGTTGTGATGTTCATTCGGTGTGCATCCATTTTTCAACATGGACGACCGTCACAGCAGAATCCAGCGACTCGATATCCAGCAGGTCATCAAGGTCAAATCCTTCACCAGCATCATTTAACATTTGCGCCATCGCTGCTTGATGCGGCAATTCAAACGGCAAATCGCTGTAAAATGGCATGTACTGGTCTTTGCTCTCCCTGCACGTCGCCATGACCATATACAGCGGCGCGTTAATTAGGGGGATGCACTCGATATGCTCAACTACAAGCCCGGTTAGCTCAGTGATATTGATAATCTCGCCTTTTCCGATGGTTGTGCTGTAGTCACCCGCCATCAGAAAGCCACCGTTAGAAAGCGCGATTTGTGCCGCATGGTCATTTAATTTCATGGTTTTTTCCTTATGTCGGGGCGTCGGTCTGACTGCCCTCACCGTTTTCTTTATGCGTGTGAGAATTGAAGGACTTTCCGCCGCTAATGTGGTCAGCGGCTTTGCTATCGCCGGTTATGGTGACGTTGCCGCCAAAGTCAGCATTGCCGCCACCTTCTGCGCCCTGACTGATGGATCCAGAAATCGTCAAATTCCCGTTTATGTTTGTCATTGGCGCTGTCATATCGATACCGCCCGGCGCGTTAACGGTCATTTTGTTGCCCTTAAACTCGAAAGTTGCACCTTGCCCGGTATCGCCCTTAATGCTTCCGTCATCCCATTCAATAAAGGCGCTACCGCTGAATACTCTTAAACCTGCCTCATCCGGCATCTGGTGACTGGCAACGTCTGAAAATCCACATATAGCGATGGCGCTTGAAATGGTCTTATGGTCTGGCTCGTCTCCGTCACCATGTGAAAGCGCGATAAGGAGACACTCATCCCCCGGAGAAACTCGCCCGCTAACGCCTGACTTACCGCTATCCCAGACGAGCGAAATTAAACGAACGTTTTCAACAGCCGGATAAGCAATAGGCTCTGAGTTGTCACCGAATATGCGTTTTGGGGTTGGCTGGACAATTGCCCGCCCGCCGCTGACTGAAACAATCTTTGCCTCAAGTGAAAAAAGCGCTGAATTAAGCGCCTGCTCAACAATGGCCTGAATCTGGCTACCGGCTCTCATGCAATGATGCCCTCCCATGACGATGACCACGCCTGACGGTCGCGAGTACTAAAACGATGGGAAATCTTCTTCACAATAACCATCCAGCCTTCGCCCATTGATGGAGACGAAAGCTCTACCTGCTCGCCAATCTCAACCCCGCCATAAAGCAATGATTCCCACGTAACAGCCTCAATAACCCCCATCTGGCGGCGAGCACCTTTTGAGTAGTCAACTTGTGAGCCCTTCGGGGGCCAGACATAGGTAGTTATGCTTTTGTCGTGCTTCTTCTGGATCTGCTCTTTTTCGGAAGGGTTCTTTTTCTTCGTGCGTTTCGGGGAGTGAACCTTCAGAAGTGGCGCACCAAGCAGGCCCGTTTCAGGGGAGAAAACAGCAGCGCCAGTAAGAATTGAATCACCGGCAGTGACCACAATTGACTGATACTGAAGCGACCAGTTGGCATTAACTGGCTTGCAAAGGCTGGTCAGCACATCACGGGACAATGCCGCAGCGCTGACGCTTTTAGCCAGGGTGAGAGATGACGCTGATTTAGAGAACTGACAACCCAGCCCCATATCAGACGCTACCTGTAACACAGCATCTTTAAGGTTCTGGCCTTTGCGAAACGTGCGCGATGTGACGCTGGCCCGAAATGGAATCAGCGCCTCATAGATTTTCATTTTCAGGCCGTATACCTCATTGGGCTTGATGGTCACGGCGCTTATAAGTTCGCCCTGAAACAGGGTGAACATACCTTCATCTATATAGCCAGCGGCAACGCTGACGGTTGACCCAGCCTGAGCTATGGCGTTCTGCGTCTGTGGCGTTAAACCCCATAACGTTAAATCAGCCTCGTTTGGCTCTTTTTCATCGTCACGCACAGACGAGAAATCAACGTCCACATCAGTAATGTGGATCGTCTCACCATCTGTGCAGTTAACGGTTATTTCGAACTGACGCCCGTAAGCCATGAAGTTCACCTCCTTTATATAGAGGTGATTTAAAGGCAATGGTCGGACTAATTACAGAAACAGCACCAGCGGTAATGCGTGTCAATATTATGCACAAGGCTAAATCTGTGGATAAACAACATGAAACTACCGACCTGCACGATTTATGTTAGTGGTCAATATCGCCCCAATCCCGCTTCACTACTCACTTTCAATGTGGATAACATTTAACGTGCCAACATGAATGTTTGATATTTGTTACTTTTGTTATGCTCAGTTTTAACACAATGAATATGTAACAGAGAGAACATAATTGGACGGTCAAATATTTAACCGTTATCAAAAATCAGTTAAAAGTGATAGATTCCTGCAATCGCTGGTGGAAACAAGCCTGAGCGCGGTTTTATATTTTTCCCTCACCCACATGCTTATGCTTTCCATCTTTCCGCCTGCTCATAACAAACACATGTCAATACGTTAAAGCATCTGGTCAGATGAGATTGCAGAAACATTTCCGACAAATAAAACAATAAACCTCATCTAAAACAACGTAGCTTATTGATTCACATAGCCATAATGGATGCGGCAAATGTTCGGCTTTGTTTCCAGTTGAAACATTTTTAAATAAAATGGCAGTAATCGCCCTCTTTTGGGCCTTTTCCACATACTTTTCCTGAATGTCCAACCTTATATATCCGTTTGCCTCATGTATATAACTCAATGATTAGATTAATGAATTATTCACTTAAATATTTTTAATTTTCCACAGCGCGAAAATGCAAGGTATTGACGCCAAAAAACGAGCTACTTTTGAATGAAAAACAATCAAAATTACATAATCTACTGAATTTTATAGGTTAAATTTATTTTTGATTATTTTGCATAAAACGAGATTTCAATCATTTACTTAACCATCATTCCATGATGCTTATAAAATTATCCACACAACAACAATTTAACAACTCCGCCACATTATTTAACGTGCGTTATGTTGATTTTGTGTTAAATGACATTTAACTTTTTACTTACATCATTTGTAGTGCAATGTTCAGGCATAAAAAAACCCGGCAGATGCCGGGCTCGTTTTTGTGGTCTGCTGTCAGACCATGCTACTGAATGCTGTCTCCACTTCTGACGGGCTAAGCGTTGCAATATCCTGATAAAGAGAAATCGCCTCCTGTGTGGTTTTCCTTCCGCCCATCAAAATCTTATCACCACTACGGCTAATCATTTCCACACGGTAAATATCAGGCTTCGCTTTTAAATTAGTGCGTAGCTGAAGCAATTTAAAATGGCAACCTTTCGGATACTTCTTCTGATACATAACATCATTATCTTTTATCGCTGAATTAACCATACCTTACCCTTTAACCTGTAAATATTCTTCAATCGAATTGTTTAAAACTCGCCTCATTGCCGCAAACGGTGGAGATTGTAAGTAAACGCTCGGAACGTCCTTCACCGCGTGATTTAATATCAATTCTGTTGCAAGATAATCCTCACCACGCACGGCGGCGGAAGTTCTGAATAATTTTCTTAAATCATGGCAGCGCCATTTAATCCCGGCGCGGGAAATCGTCGTTACAAGCGTGTTGTACTTTATTTCTGACTCACCTATAACGCTTAGCCACTCCTCGATTAAAGGAATGTATTTAATTGGCAAAGGCAAAAGCAAATCTGAGTGAGTTTTAGTCTCCCGGTCAGGAACAAACAACTTTCCACCTGAAAGAATTGATGATGGAGATAGTGAAAGCGTTTCTGTTGCCCTCATCCCAAAACACAGCATCATACGGGCTGCGGCCCTATATGGATCCCGTAAAGACTCAATATCGCGCACTACCGTAGAATACTCGTCAACACTTACACGGGCTGGCCTGCTCAATGCCCTGTGACGCTTTATCCGCTTGCCTATAGCTCTTGCCGCTGTACGCATGGCATCAAGCATCCTGCCCAGAGAGCCCGGCGCGGCTGGTTTGAATTTAATATCAGCATGAATCACCCAAGCTACAACAGCCGCAACGCAATCGATGCGCTGGCGAACCGTAGACGCCGCCAGCCCATTATCAATGCAACGATCGGCGTATCTTACCCACGTGTCAGGTAAGCTTGCAGCGCGTACCCCAAGAGATAAAACAGGCTCCAGCATACGGACGGCGTGACGTTCGTTAATAATTGTTTTCTCACGCAAACTGACCGCCTGAGCGCGGCGGTCAACCATTATCAGTAAATCACTGAGCATCCTTACCCCCTGACAGCCAGCGCTGTACGTATGGCATTTGCAACAGCAGCATAGAATGCCGAATCTTCATAATCCTGCTGTCCAGCCCACTCAAATATGACGGCGGTAAACTTCATATTGCTGATGACGGTCGATGTAGCATCACTGCGGGTATAAAGCGAAACCCAAACCCCCGGCTTCACAACCTTACTTTTTACTACTCCCAGCGCCGGAATCACGCCCCTGATGGCTGAAGCATGACGTTTAGCGGTATCTTTGTTCACTCCCTCCCGCTCGCTACGTTCTGCCACCAGCCTTAACCCTTCTTCTATCAGGTCACGCGACAAACGGCGCTCGTTTCTTTTGGTCTTAATTTTGTCCATTTGAATCACCTTTTATTATCATCCAGGCTGTTGCGTTAGGACTTAAACGCACCTCAGTAACTAAACCACGTGAGGCCATATTCTTTAGCTTTTGGCGAACGTCATACTGAAGAATCACCTTGTCAGGATGTGCGCGGCATACAGCTTCACGTATGAAACTCGTATGCATTTTCTGGTTTTTTAATTCCGGGCTAGACCATCGCTGGAAAGCCTCAATTATGTCTTTATCGGTAATGATGTAACGGCGCATTAATTCCCCGAGGAAAAGTAATAAATGGTTACTGAAATATCGGGTAACCAGAAAAATATTACACAGAATAAACAAGCCCACACGGTTACACGCCAAAAACCACGATAATTAGTGGCTTCTGGATTTTCTTTTACGGTTGTCATCAGTCACGCACCTCATAAGGATTTATCTTGTCATGTAGGCGACTAATTTGGCTAAGAAGCATACTATCGTACCATCCTAGAAAAATATCAGCCTTTTGACCTATAAAACAAATAAGAAGTATTGGTGAAACTGGAATCACCAAAACCAACAAAATAAAGAAAAATAAAACTGTCTTAAGTCCACTTTTACGCCTGATGGTCATCTCTTCATCCTCTCAACTGGAGCATTGCGGCGCAGCAGGCATTCCAGATTTCCTGTGCATCATCGTCGATGAAAAGCGCATCAGAATGCCAAGCTATCAGGTCGCGAATTTCTGCTGGGCATTTCTCCGGCACTACCGGCGCTGGCTGCGGCAACATGGCTTTGAATGCTTCGATATTAGCGGCGTATTCTGCACGCTCTTCCGGCGTCATAGCCTCAAGTTCGGCGTAATGCTCGGCCCTGCGCTTAATGGCATCCAGTACCAGTCTGGTTTTAACGCCTTTCCCGAAGCGTATTCCCGGCTCCAGCAATACGGGACATGGTAATGTTTCGAGATAATCCGGCACTACCGGCTGCTGCGCGTGGCGATAGAGCGGGATGATTTCCGTTAACGCCGACTCCCAGCCAAAATGATCCGCTTGGGCCTCAACAACGGAGCGAGTAATGCCGATCGCTTCGTCGTACACCTCTCCGTGATAAATCGCCAACCACGCCACCGGCTCGCTGTCCATTGCGGCCTTGCGTTCCATTGCTTCTCGCTCAATGCTCAGGAGGACATAACCCGGCATCCATTCGCCAACGTCAGCGATATGGGTGATTGTGGCATTGATAAACTCCCCCGTGCTGTGACAGCTACCGCGCGGTGTCTCCAGCAGGTGGAGAGTGTCGCCTACCCGATAATCACGGTCATTTTTGCGTAGCTCTGCGCGTTTAACGCCAGTACAGACAGCCGAGAAGAATTCAGGGTAAATTTTCAATTCGTGAGTGATTGGCTCTCTGGTTAATTGGCTGGTCATTTTTTTGCCCTTTCCTCTGTGATTGGAAAGTCAATACCAATGCGCAACACTGCGGCTGTATTGAAAATAAGCCCCATGCGTGGTGTTGCCTCCAGCCCTTCAATGCGCCGGATAGTGGATCGCATAACTGAAACCAACGTGGCAAATTCGGTTTTATCCATGCCTAACTCACGGCGCAAAGCACCGCTAACAAGCTGGTCTGTTAACTGTCCGATGGTCATACGGCGCTTTTCTGCCATGACCTTTTTTACTGTTTCATTCGACATAAAAGCCCCTTATGTAATGCTTACTACGTACTGGTTATCACCCAATTTGAAAGCGTGAATGGCTGTTCGTGATGCAACCCAACCATCATCACCGCGCAAAAGTAACGGTATTGTTTGTCCTCTGTTAATGAGTCTCTCAATTGCTCCGGCTGCGCTTATATCGCTTTCTGTATTAATAGCTATAGCTCGCTGCTTACCTCTACAAATGTCGATCTTTTCAGATCCACTTAAATATTTAGTTATCGTCACCTGCCTAATTTCGACAGGGTTTAAAATGAGGTTTTCAATTGCGTGTTTATTGGTTACACGATGCGGATTTTTATAGATAACCTCTCCGGCAATGCTTCCGTTAGCCATTAACCAGACAATATCCTTTAGCAGATAATGATTTCCCTGAATTAATACATGTTCCTCACCTTCCCTGATGCGGATATATGCCGGAGTTCCCTTTTCACCCATTCCTTTGCGTGACTTGCGTAATAACTGACCATCACGGTACTCGAAAAGCTCATGACATTTGTGATAAAGCCATGCCTGATTTGTTTCATCGCCAGTATGACCGGCCTCATTGATGATATCGGCAAACGGCGCAACATCACTCTCAGCAATGGCTCTAAGCGCGGCCCTCATAACATCAGGGAAAAGAATCTCCTGACTGGTGATTCTTTCCTGTGCCCGATGATACATATCTTCATCACCACGAAACTGAATGACTTTCTGGTTTTTTTTCATTTCTAATTCTCAATAAGTTGAGGCGCTACATACACCCCTGTGCTTAATGCACTATGAAAAGCATTAGCCAACCGACAGGCGTTTATTTCCTCTTTAGTCATTGCTGGTCGAGGTTTTACAGCCTTCTTCTTCTCAGGCCTTGCCGATTTGAGAGCGCGAGTAATAGCCCCGCTAACAAAAAAATTCTTCTGCGCGTTCTTCAGGTGATACAAATATTTTCCCGTTGTCTGGCATTTGATCTTCTCAATTTCTACGTATGGCGAACGAAACATATTCCAAATTCTGCGGGCGATGTTCTTTGCTGTTTGTTTTTTAAATTTGGCGTTTACTTCCTCCCGAATTTGACTCATAGACAGCCTGCGACCCTGCATTATTTTGACAAGGTCTTTAGCGGTTACATTACGCTTCAGGTTGCTATAGGCCAGCAGGAGAGATTCGCGGAAATACTGACGCGCCGAACCACCGAAGGTATCAGCGCCCTTTCTTGCCAGTTCCCACGCATGACGAAATACCAGAGCAAAATCGCGCAT